CAGGCTGTCGTCATCGGCCAGGGGTTCGCCCTGCACGACATAGGTGCCGCTGCCGATTTCGAATGTGTCGCCCGGTTGCAGTGCGGGCACTTCGGTAATCCGCACATCGACAAAGCGGCTGTGCGCGACAAAGCGGCCCCCGCCGAAACTGCTCACCGTGTCCGGCGCACGGAACACCACGCGCACGAGAATGCCACCGCCGACGCCGCCGGCGCGCCATGTCGCGTCTTTCCCGATATTGGGGTCGGCGAACAGCACGTCGATGGCGGCGGCAATGGCGTTCATGCTCAGAACGAACCGTTCAAGCGCATGCGGCCGATGGTTTCGCCAGCGCCGTTGCCGACGGCGGCGACGGCCACGCCGATCTTCGTATTCGTTCCGACCGTTGTGGTGCAGTTCTTCGCGGCGTTGTCCCAATAGATGGCGGCGCCGACTGTCCATGCCTGGGAGCCCGCCTTGGTGAGATCGAAGACACCTCTCGTCTTAAGCGCCACATCGGCACCATTCGCGGCATCCGCCCTGGCGACACCGAACATGGTGCCGACAAGAGCGCCCTGGCCGGAAGTGAGCGCATAGGGTGCGGAGACGACGATAGTGTCGCCGTCCTGAACATAGTTTTTCATGGGAGTTTCTCCTGAATGGAAAGGGGTCGCGATAGCGGCCCCGGTTCAATCATGGCAACGTGGATCAGACGCCCGCGTTGTAGAACAGGCCGCGATAGTCGAGCGCCTTGGCGGCGAAATCGTGCCTGATCTTGATCTCGACGCCATCGACCTCGAAGCCAGCCCGCTGGTCGATGAACGGTTCGGCTTGCCCTTCGAGGTGGGCATACTCGACCGTATCGACGAGGTTCGGATCGGCGGCGAGCCACCAGGGCTGGGGCCCGCCGGTCTTGAAGAGACGCGGTTCTTCGATCACTTCGAGTGCACCCGTGAACGGGTTGACGTCGGAAGACTTCGCGGGCGTCGTCGCCGCCAGCATCTTGCGGGCCTCGATCGAGCGCGCGCCCGGAGGCACGAGGATGTAACGCGGCCTTGCGTCGATATACTCCTTGTCGGCGCCGGCACCATCGCCCAGGTCCTTCTGGGTGGACATCTTCTCCCAGGCTTCGCCGAGCGAAGTTTCGCCGATCACCGCCGCCGTGCCGAGGTTGCCATGATTGGCATGGAACAGCGCCACGGTATCGGCCAAGGCCGCATTGGCGATCAGCACATTGTAGACGATGGCCGATTCGAGATCGGCAGCGCGCTGGCCGGCCGTTCCGAGCGCCCGGTCGAAGGCCCGGAGATCGTCGTTGATGATCGCCTGGCGGGTGAGCGCCACGATCCTGCCGTAGGTCGCGAGCTGGTAGGACTCGCGGCCTTCGGCGAGCGAACCGTAGCTGAACTCCGCTCCTTCCATCACCGCTTTCAGGGCTGGGAAGTTGCCTACCTGCGTGGGATACATCGGCTTGAAGTCGGTGGCCGTTGTGCCGCGCGCCCATTTCTGGAAGGTGCGGGGCGTCCCCGCATAGGACTGACGCAGGCGCTTTCCCGCCACCGCCGCCAGGATGAGCGGGAAGTCGGACGTAGACTGCATGCCGGCCGCGCGGGTTGCCTGGTAGGCGATTTCATTCGGCGTAAGCCCACGGGTGCGGGTGCCCGCCGTTTCCAGGCATTCGCGCGCCACATCGATGAGCCGCATGCCTCGGTACTCGCGGGCGCGGTCGGTCAAGTCGAAGGACTGCGGCTGAGCGCGGTGCAGGATTGCTTCCGCGATTGCCTCGCGGCGCGTCACCGTGCCATCGAGGCCACCGGCAGGCATCGAAATCTGCGAATGGCCCGTACCGCGGGCATCGCGTTCGGCCAGCCTGTCGAGGATCACCTTGCGGGCCTCAGCAACCGGTGCGTTGCGCTTGACCAGATCGTCGGCGACCGAACGTTCAAGCTTGAACTGATCGACGAGGCCGGTGATCGTGGTGATGCGCTCCTGCTCGGCGGCGCGCACTTCGTCGGCATTGACCGTGGGTGCGGCAGGTGCCGGGGTTGCAGCGCGCACCGTTTCGGGCGCGGTCTGCGCGATTTCCGCGGCATTACCCGGAACAACAGTGTTAGGCATGGTGTTCTCCATGGTTTCGGGATTGCCCCGGCCGATGAATTCGACAGGGAAGGACCGCCCGGAATTTTCCGAGCGAACTTGTGCGCCGGGATCGGCCGGGATCGAGACGAAGCTGATCTCCATCGGCGTCCAGCGCTCGATGAACCATTTCTCGGGTTCGCCCTCGCGTGGCGGTGGCTCCTTGCGGACCCTGTCCACCGAGTAGCCGACCGAGACGTTGCGGATGATCTTGTCGGAAACCATGCCGAACATGCGGTCGGAGGCGGCATCGATTCCCGCTGCCGGGAAACGGACCGTAGCCTTGCCCTCGCCGTTTTCCAGCCAGGCGCGGTCAACCACCGCAAGCTGGGTTTCCGTGTTCCACTTGTCATGGCTGTCGAGCACGGGCGCTCCGGCGCTCATGCGTTCCATGTTGACGGCATCGGGAGTGACGAGAAGGATTTCGTCGTATTCGATGGCGCGGTCGCGCACCCAGTCCCAGCGGCGCCTCCGCACGGAAGCGCCGGTCGTCCACACCAGATCGACGGTGCGGGCCTCGGCGTTGATCGCCGATACCGGCGCGCGGCGGGTCTGCATCGGAAGCACTTTGTGCTCCCGAAGATTGTTTTGTGGCATGTTATGCCTCCTGGCTTTTCTTCTTTGCGGGCTTGGGCTTCACGGGCTCGCCGCCCGTGTCAGCCATGGTCTCCTGCTGAAAGAGGCCCTGCTGGCTTACCTTGCGCGGATCGCTGTCGAGAACGATGCCCGCCGCGTCGAGCTTGGCGTTGGTCGCCGCGATCTCGGCAAGGATGTCGTCGAGGTCTTCGCCCTGGCGGCCGACGACGCGCGGCAGGGAAGTGGCACCCATGCGCATCATCATGAGATCGGCGCGGGCGTCGTCGAGCGGATTGAGATATTCGAAACGCGGCGGGGACCATTTGACCGCCACCTTCGAAACAGGCACAAGCCCGGCGACATAGGCCGCCTCGACGAACCAGTCCCAGACGGGCTGGCAGAACACCGGAATCACCACCTGCCACTGGATCGCCTCGACGATGCGGCGGAATTCCACAATCCCGGCGCGGATCGAGGAATAGTTCACCTGCGAAAGGTCGCCGGTCAGCAACTCGTATGGGATGCGGAATCCCGCCGCGATGATGTGCAGCTGGGCCCTGAGCCATTCGGAGACGCCAGCGGTTGCCGCTGGCTGGTTGAACTTGATGTCTTTGCCGCCCCGCGCATAGGCGATGAGGCCCGGCTCGAACTGTTCGATGGTCTTGCCGTCGGCATCGACCACCGAGGGCGCTACACCCTGATCGGCGTCGTCGCCCCCGGTCACGACGCCGACGAGGCAGGCTTCGGTTTTCTTGCGCGCAAGTTCGGCATTGGTCCAGTCATCGAGATCGCGGAGCGCCCGCATGACAGGCGCCCCCCACGGCACGCCCCGTTGCTGCACGCGGTCGCGCCGGAACAGATGAACGATGCCATCGGCAGGAACCAGAACCGATTGGAAGCCGCGCGACAGCGGCACCGCGATGTCGCCCGGATGATCGGGGAACAACCAGTAGCCGGTGCGGCGGCCGAGTGCATCATAGGTAATACCTCGCACTGTGCGGCCGCCTTCAAACCTGCCGTCAATCTTCGACTCATCGAGGTGGTCGGCCTCGTTCAGTTGGATTTGCAGCGGAACGGTGAGGCCGTCGCTGGCACGACGCGTCCGGCGGCGGGCGAAGATTTCGCCGGCTTCCACCATGCCCGACACTGCGAGGGACTGCATCCCATAGAAATCGTTGCGGCCGTCGGCATCGCAGACCTTCGACCAATCGTCGAACAGCGCGTTGATCTTCTTGTCGAGCGCGGCATTGCCGCTGGCTGCACGTGGTGTGATGCCCGAACCGACAATGTTGCTCACCCAGGCGCTCACCGCCTTTGCAGCATGCGGATTGTTGCGTACCAGATCGCGCATGCGGTTGCGAAGTAAAGCGCCCGCTGAGGCGATTTCGGCGTCGGCCGATGTGCCACCCGAACGCCAGCCGTCGGTGCGCCGCCCGTTGGCGGCGCCGTCATAGGCGCGTTTCGACAGTCCGTCGAAGGCCTGACGCGCGAGCAGCCGCTTGACCGCAACACGCGGCGCAACCGCCGCGACCATGCGGTCAAGCATGGTGGACGCCATGGGTGTAGCGTGCTTCATCGATTGCCGCGCCCGAATGATGCGTAGCCCGCAACTGGGCGCGGCGTGCCCGAGGCGGCGGCAATCGCGTTCTCGATGGTCTGGATGCGCTTCAACAGATCGTCCGCCGAACCATATTCGACGGTCTTGCCGTTGTAGGTGACGCGAAGCGTTCCGCTCGCATAGGCGCGGCGAAGCGCGTCAAGCTCGGCTTGCGACCAGCTCATCGAAACCATCCATTTTCATTGCGTCCGCCGAACCAGTCGGAGCGGCGTTTGTCACCCGGCTTCACCTGTTGGCGGACCTGCCCGGCCTGTTGTTCCTTTGGCCTGTCGCTGGCGACCTGCTGCTCAAGTGATTGCCACTTCGCGTCCTGCCAGCGGTCAATCCCCAAGAGCCATGCAGCGGCGCGGGCATAGACCCGGCAGTCAAGCGCCTCATTCCGTTCACGCATCTGCCGCCATTCGAGTTTTGAGAAGCCGCGGCGGTCCCTGACCGTCACCAGCTGCTCGGCGGTGAGCTGCTTCACCCATTCCGAAGTGATGCCGGAAGGCAGATGAATGAAACCGTCCGGGAATGCCAATCCTTCACGGAGATCTTCGTCAGTCGGCCGGTCGAGCCGCAGAAAGCGGTAGGTCTCCGATTTGAAGACGGCGATTGACACTTTCCAGAGTTTGACACCACGGCGGATTTTCCGCCCGTCTTCGGTCGCATCCACATAGGTCGGTCCATCGACCGGCGCCGAACGGTCGAAGCCGTCAACGCCTTTAATCGCCACCGCTGTACCAGCGCCGAACTTTCGCACCCAGGAATAGACCTGCGATGTGGAACGTCCGTCGCCGGAGTCGATGGCGAGGCGGGCGATCCGCATGGCCGCCCCACCTTCATGCAGCCAGGAGGCACCCAGCAATCCCGTCAGTTGGTTCCAGACTTCGCCCCGCGATGTGTCGCCCTCGAGAATAACATGATCGACAAGCCAGCTTTCGAGCCCGCGGCCCCAGGCCCACACATCGATTTCGATGCGGTCGTGCTGCACGTCGGCACCGGCCGTGAGAACGAGGCCACCGTAAGCCACGGTTCGAAGGTCGTGGTCCTTCACCCGCTCATAGAGCCGTTGCCAGTCGGGCGCTTCGCCGCGTTCCTGCCAGCTCTCACCGAGCAATGTGTTTTTCGCGGCTTTGAGCAACGCGTCGTTGCCCTGGGCTGCTTCCCATTCACGAGCGATCTGTTCCCATGAGAGCCAGCCCACCGGCGAATAGAGTCCCGAGATATGGAACCCGATCACATGGCGGTCGGCGCATGGGGTCGTGGCTCGCCATTGCCCGGCCGCCAGCATGGCTGTCTTGTGGTGCTCGGCGATTGGCTGCTCGCAGGCCTCACAGATGTATGTCGCCGTGCTGGGTTGGCCCTTCTCCCAGCGCAGCCGCTCGAATCTGAACCATTGCATCGCCCCGCAATGAGGACACGGCACGAAATACCGCCGCTGATCGCTCGCCTCATATTCGCGCTCGATGCGCGACAGGCCCTTGATCGTTGGCGTCGAAACCATGAACACCTTCCGGCGGTGTCCGAACGTTCTAGTCCGCGCCTCGGCGAGCGCGACGGGATCGCCTTCTCCCTCGACATCGCCCGGATATGCGTCCACTTCGTCGAGGAAGAGCCAGCGGGCGGGCATGGACCGCAAGCCGACGGCGCTGTTGGCGCCTGTGAGCACCAGCTGACCGCCCGCGAATTTCTTGGCCAGCACCGTGTTGCCGGAATCGCGTGCGCGCGCCGGCATGACGATATCCCGAAGCTCGGGGCTTTCCTCGATCAGCGGTTCGATGCGCTGTTGCGACAGGCGCTTTGCCAGTTCCGTTGTCGGCTGGACCGCCAGGAAAGGTCCGGGCGCCTGGTGGATGCAGTAGCCGATCCAGTTGTTGCCGGCCTCGGTCTTGCCGAGCTGGGCGCCCGACATGAACACGATACGCCGCGCCGGGTGCGACGGCGAGAGAGCGTCCATGATATCGCGCATGTAGGGTGTGCGGTCGGTGCGGTATTTGCCCGCTTCCGACGACGCGCGGGACGAGAGAATGCGATATCGGTCGGCCCATTCCGAGACCGTGAGCGACGGATCGGGGGCGAGCCCGCGGCCCCAGGCGCGAAGGATGTCGGCCTCGCCGTCGAATGTCTCACCTGAGTTCAACACGGACATCCGAGAGTTCGGTGAGATGCTGTCGGACATGCTGTTCCAGAACAGTTTCCATCAGATGCGCATCGACGCGGAGTTCGGCGGCCATCAGTGCCGCGACCCGTGCCGGCCATTGCACCCAGGCATCGCGTTCGCGGCGCGCGAGCCCGAACACAGTCGAGATTGCGCGCGAACGGTCGACGAGATCGCCCTTGAGCTTGCCGAGCCGGATACGGCGATCCTGGGCCTTGATCACTTCGTTGGCGGTCCGCGCCTGAACGAAGGTCATGTTGCCGGTGCCGGGTGTTGCCTCTCCGCTTTCGCGCAGGGTTTCACGGACGGCCTCGACCGCCGCCATGGGCACCGGACGCGGCGTGCCACGCGGCGGCGAGATCGCTTTGGGCGCGGTTTTCGGTGAGGGGCGCACCTGCGCCGGATCGGAGGCCGACGCCCAGGCACGATCGGCTTTGTCGGGA